AAAATTGCATTGTTCACATCATCTGCAAGTTTAGGTGCTGCTACTACGGACTACAGTTCATCAAATGAAATTTCAAACTCTTCAGGAGCAGCATATTCTGCTGGAGGTTTGGCTTTAACAAACAACGGTACATCATTGAGTAGCACAACAGCTTTTGTTGACTTCGCTGATGCACAGTGGACATCGGCTAGCTTTACAGCTAACGGTGCTCTGATCTACAACACTACTACTGGTGCTGGTTCAGGAACTACTGACGCTGTTTGTGTACTAGCATTTGGTGGAGATTTCACAGCATCCAACGGTACGTTCACTGTAACATTCCCAACTGCTGACGCTAACAACGCTATTATTCGTATATCGTAAGGTAAGCTAATGGCTTTTATCCTTAACGATCGGGTCAAGGAGACCACGACTACCACTGGCACAGGTGCAATTACACTTGCAGGTGCAGTAGGTGGCTTTGAAACGTTTTCTGCTGGTATAGGTGGTAGTAATACTACTTACTATGCAATCAAACATCAAACTGCCAATGAGTTTGAGGTTGGTTTTGGAACGTTAAATGGTGGTGCTTCTACACTTACTAGAACATATATTATTAACAGTTCTAATTCTGACGCCGCTGTAGATTTTAGTGCAGGTACAAA